TAGATTAACATTAACTGATACTGTAAGCGGAAGTGGAACTAAGACAATAGGACACTCTCCTTTAGGCACTCAAAGAACAACATCAGGAACAGAGTTTGAAGCACAAGCTAACAGTAGGGCAACACTGTTTGTGCCTTTCAGGTTGGACTTATAATATGGCAGAACTAAACATAAACAACAGCAGCACAACTACACTTAATGATAATGTCGTTGATTACACAGTAGCTTCACAAACTCCTGATCAGGTAAACGCAGGGAATGGTGAGACATGGTACGATTTCCCAAATAGTGGCGACTACTTAGGATACTATAAAGAGATACCTGAGTTAAAGAAGGCTGTTGATAGCTTAGCAACATGGACTGTCGGGAAAGGTATTACAGCAAATAATACTGTAAGGGTTAACATTAACAATTGGCAGGGATTAGGGAAGGATTCTTCACAACAGATATTATGGAACTTACAAGTAATGAAGAAAGTAATGGGTGATGCGTTTGCAGAGATAGTTAGAAATGATAAAGGAACTATCATCAACCTTAAACCACTCTATACGGGTAATATGAGAGTCGTTGTTAATAGTAGTGGGGTGATTGCAAGATATGAACAGAGATCTAATATAGAAGGAAATCCTAACAAGAAGTTTGAGCCTAAAGATATATTCCACTTAACAAATGATAGGGTACTCAATGAGATACATGGAACTTCAATTATTGAAGCAGTTAAGTGGGTTATTGATGCACGAAATGAAGCTATGGCTGATGAAAGGAAGATTAAGCATAGAGAGTTAAGTTTAGGTATATTGTATGTGGATACAGATAACACTACAAAAATCAACGCAATTAAAACACAATACTCTAAGGCTATTAAGAATGGCGAGTTGTTAGTATTACCTAAAGATACGGCTGAGATTAAAGATAGTGGAGTTAAACCACAAGATCGTATATCTTGGATATCATATTTAGAGAACTTCTTTTATCAGGCTGTTGGAGTACCTAGAGTTATTGCAACAAGTGAGAACTTCACAGAAGCAAGTAGTAAGGTTGGTTACTTAACCTTTGAGCCTGTTTATACTAGAGAACAAACAGATTTGGAAGATACACTTTGGAATCAATTAGCTATTAGATTAAAGTTCAATAGACCACCAAGTTTAGGCGGTTCAATTGAAAGGACAGAGGAAAAGAACACAGGACAGATAGGTTTTCAACCTAGTGAAACACAAGCAGGGGCATCAGAATAATGAAGAAACAAGACAATAAGCCAATAATTGAAGCGATTATAAATACATGTGCATTAGCATTAACAGCGTTTGGAGTGCAGCAAGTAACTTCAGGAGTATATCAGGGATACATAGCAATTATGTTCGGGATAGGAATTGAATGGTTTAAATATCACGGGAGACAGAGAAAACTATGGTAGATGCAGTAGGATTGAAGAAGAAGAAGAAAAAGAAGCCGCAAACAATAGAGGGGGAAAGAACACCTGAAGAAAGGGAAGAGATAAAGGAAACTAAGACAATAGCAGAGAGGGCTGCACAATTTCAAGAAGAGAAGAGACGGCAAGAAGCAGCAGACCCCTTATTACTTCTGCCATCTTCAGGGATTGAAGGGGGAGTTACAGCAACACCAACAGGACGATCCATATTTACAAGAAACAAAGAAGCTCAGGCACAAGTAGCACAAGCACAAAGACTAACACCAAGACCTCAAGCAGGTGCAGCAGGTGAGGTTATTTCTGAATCGTTAGGGCGGCAGGTAAGTAATGTATTAGAAGGAGTAGGTGCATTTGAGCAGGTAACTCCACAGGAAACAGACCTTACTCCAAGCGAATCTCCTATCCCAACTGGAGATATACCTTTAATATCACCTTCGGCAGCAGCACTTCAAAACATCTTCTTTGAATCTGAGAGAACAGGTAAGATTAACCAACTAGATGAAGGAGACTCTAGAACTCCAGAGACTTTAAGAGAAGCAGCCTTAAGGCAAATACGACAAGATGCTTTTGATAAGGGTATTAGTGATGGAGAGAGATTTGGTACTCTGATTGAATCAATACCAGTAGTAGGACAGGCAGCGAGGGCATGGGCAGGGGGACTAACAGAAGCACCTTCTGCAAATGCAGATCAAGTTATTGCTGAGATTGATAAGATTAAAGAAGCAGCATCAACAGGACAGGAAAAGGTAAGGAATAACTTAGAAGACCCTGAATATGGATTGGGTAGGGCTAGAGGTATGGAAGAGGATGTAGCAAAGTTAAAAGGTAGATTACAACTATTGATTAACTCATCACCTATATTAAGAGCAAACACCGATGAGATGAATAAGATTCAAGAAGGAATACTGGAAGCAGAGGAGAAGATATCAAGATATAGGAATGCAGCATCATTTGGATTAACAGCACAACTGACCGGAACTGGTAGAGTAGTCCCAACAGATGAGCAGATATTTTTTGAACTGAAAGGGGGTTAGACAAAATGGATGAATCAAAAACAAATGCGGAAGTTCAGACAACTGGAACAGCTAAGGATAATGAAGCTGGGAATAACACCCAAGAACTTACAGTTATTGAGCGTACAAATATTGCAGTTGAAAGGATGGAAAAAGCCACCCAAGAAAGGGCAGCGTTACTCGACAGAGAAGAGCAATTTTACGCAAACAAGAAGCTTGGCGGAAGAACTGAAGGGGCAGCACAAGAAAAGCCAAAAGTAGAGCAGACACCTAAAGAGTATACTGAAGAAGTTCTAGCAGGAAAACACAATGGCAACTGATAAGGAAGATTTGGGGATTAAGATAGGAACTAAGCCTGAAGCTGAGTGGACTAAGATTAAAGAATCTCAAGAAGAAAGCCTATTAGCTAACAAAATTAACCAAGAGATAGCAGAAGTTGTAATAAAATTAGCTGAATCTAAGATCGCTGAAGAGCAAAAGGTTTAAATAGATGCAGTACTTAAAAATTCTATGGCATTAGAAACCACATTAATTCATGAAACAGATCTCCCTATACCAATGACAGTAGCGGATGGTGCAGGAATAGAGAAAGGTGCTATATTAGTTCTTTCAGATCCTAATACAGCAGCAACTACGACTGGAGATACGGATGTTTGTGCAGGTATAGCAGCAGAAGAAAAGATAGCTAATGATGGCGTTACAAAAATTGGAGTTTACAAAAGAGGGATCTTTAAGGGCTTCGCAGGTGCAGCAGGATGCACAGTAGGTCATGCTTTAATTACAGATACAGCAACAGGTGCGGCTAATGAGTTAGTGAGTGCTGATGTTAATTCTGAAAATATGGTAGGTAGAGCATTAGAGACAGCTTCAGATACACAATCATTTTTATTTGAATTAAATCCTTTCACAGCGAACTTAGCATAAGATGGCAGATAGTTCAGGACAAGCAGAAATAAGAGGAATTGATATTGATAAGTTAGCAAAAGGATTTGCTGATGAGGAAAATGTTTTTAAGCAACTTTGTACGGTTAATTCTACAGATGCAAGAGAATTGAGATGGTATAAGAAAACCACAGGGTTTATTGATAGTGCAGATACAACTTCAATTACAGCATCACAGATAGCTAATGTTTCAAGTAGATCTTTACCAGTAGTAGCTGAACAATCTTGGACAAGACAAACAAGTTATGTCAGAAAATACTTTGTGGAATCACCAATGATTTCTATGGAAGATGTTAAAGATACTGATATTGATATTCTAGCAACTAATGTAAGAGACTTAGTTAGAGGAGTTGAAAGACAAGTTGATAAAAGAATCTACGATGTTGCAGCAGCAGGTGTAGGAAATACAACAGCAGCTACAGTAACATGGGATAATGGAACACAAGCAAACGTTAATATTGTTAAAGATCTATTGGTAGCTAAGAAAAAGATAAGAGCGGCAGGTTATGATCCTGAAGGTGCTTTCCTATTACTAACTTCAAACGATCACGAGTTAATGTTAACTAACCTAATATTCACTAAAGGTTCAAGTATACCTAACTTTGCAAGCGAGAAAATGGGTAATGGTGTAGTTATGGATATCTTAGGATTGAAAGTTATAGTTTCAGAAAATGTCGATTCAGATGAAGCTATGGTTATAGTTGGCGGAAGAGCATTAACATGGAAATCTTTTATGCCAATAACTTCTGTAGTAATGGATGAGCCTGGAATTGGAAAAAAGATAAGGGTATGGGAAGAAGGTGAATGTTTAATGACAGACCCAAAAGCGGCTGCAGCAATCACTAACTTAAATTCTTAAAATGTCTAAAGAGGGCAGTTTAGCAAGAATCGCTAAGTATAAGCGAAACAAGCGTGATGATTTATTAGCTGATGAAGAAGAGTTCTATAAGAAAACTTATGAAGTAGTTGAAGCTAAGCCAGTTGAGAAAAAGAGTAAGGTTAATAAAGAATAGTTCTCTAGTTATTGTATGGAATTTACAGCAAAAGATATTGATGGTGAATTAGTCATCAATCCAATCATTGAGAAGTCAAAAGGAAATGTTACTATTCATGTTCCAAGTTTCAAGATTATTGAGAAACTAAAGATTGATATGGGTAAACCTGAGTTTCATAGAACTGACATAGTTAAATTAAAGAAGGAGAATAATTAATGGCATCAGGAATATATCAAAGATTTAAAGCGAACTTATTAAACAAAGAAGTTGACATGGAAGCAGACGATATTAAAGTTGCTCTATTAACCAGTTCTCATAGTTTTACAGCAACACATAACACATTTAGCCAAGTTAGTAGTAACGAGATAAGCGGCACAGGTTATACATCTAACGGACAGAATTTAGCTTCTAAAGCTGTTACACAGGCAGCGACAACTAAATTTGATGCTGCTGATATTGAGTGGACTTCTTCAAGTATAACTGCTGCTCATGCTGTCATTTATGACGATACACATGCAGGAAATGACCTGATAGCTTCTATTGATTTTGGCGGAAATCAATCAACAACTGCGGGAACTTTTACAATAGCATGGCACTCCGACGGGATTATAACCCTAGCTTAAAATGACTACTGATGCACATGGCGAATCTATGAGTGGTACTTCAGCCCACACAACATCTGTAGGTTTTAAGATTTCTACTAATTATGCATCTACTCTAACAAAAATTACTAAAGACGGCAACTCTACTGCTACAAGAGCTTTGCTTTTAAATTCAGGCAAAACTATCCTAGTTACCGCATCTTTTAGTGGGAATGATGCTACATTTTCTTATGATTTGGATGATGACACTGTATATTATGTTGTAGTTGATAGCTCTGGGAGTTCACATTCATACCCTTACGGATTAGGACCACCATCAGGTAATTATCCTATAAGCGGAACTAATATAGACTGGGAAAAAGGAAAGAATAGAGCAAATCCTGATGATAATGGGATCTATGCCGTTGCAAGTGTAACAACTTTAATAGTTACTAATATTACTGTTTCACCTTCTGCATTAAGCCTATCATTAGCCCAACCTAGCAACTCAGTAGTTATTCAGGCTAGTCCGCTTTCATTAGATTCAACTTTGGTTTTCTTTACTCCACAAATAATAACTACTGAATCAACGGGAACTCTTACGATAGGAACAGGTAGCAGAGGTACTAGATTTATAAGGACTTCATATCCAAATGAAGAAGGACTAACCGCAGGAACTCAAAGGCAAACAGGGCGAACAAGCAACCTAGTTCGTGAAGGCATCACTACAGTACCATTAAGGAATAAGATAGGCTTGGGTTAATTCTACCGAAACATTTATATACTAACTATGACTATGATTAGTATGATAAATAATAAGATGAGAAGATGTTTAAAGTGCAGGTATGTTTGGAACTCTAGGGTAAAAGATCCTAAAGAATGTCCAGCTTGTAAATCTAGAAC